GGTTTCCTCGCGGCGGCGGCCTTTCGCTAGCTAAGCACTTGTTTTTACTAGACAATCGGACCTAAGCCCATGTCCTCGCAGAAAAAAACGCCCGCATCCCTTTTCGACGCCGTCGAGATCGCCTCGTCGGCGCCGTCGTCGACGAGCTCCGCCTCGCCGGAGGCGCGCGAGGGCATTACGTCAACGGCGTTTGCGCGGCGGTTAGGCGTGAGTCCGGCGACGATCTGGCGAGCGATCGAGGACGGCCGGATCTCCCGCGGCGTGGTTCGGGGCCCCAAGGGATGGCGCATCCTCGACGTCGACGCGGCGCGGCGCGACTACCTCGAGCACACGGCCAGGATGGCGGCGAGGGGCCTAGAGGCCGGCGAGCTCGACGAGGACGACGAGGACGAGGTCGACGAGGGGCCCAACTACACGCGCGAGCGGTCGCTCAAAGTTCGCATCGAGCGGCAAAAGCTCGAGCTCCACCTCGCGGAGCTTCGCGGCGAGCTCGTCCGCTTGTCCTCCGTTTCGGGGATCGTTTACGCGGCGCTTTCGTCGATCCGAACCTCCGCGCTTTCGATGGCGGATCGCCTCGCGCCGGAGCTCGCGGAAACGTCAGACGTTCACGCGATCCGGATGCGTCTTCGAGCGGAGGTTACGGAGATGCTAGCGGCGAGCGCGGACGAGCTCGAGCGGCGCGCGATCCTTTCGCCGGAGACGGGCCTCGAGGGGGCGGCCGGATGACGGAGACGGAGACGGGGCGCGGCGAGGCGGAGACGAGCGCGGCGCTTTGGCGAATCGCGGCGAGCGCGATCCGGCCGCCTCCCGATCGGACACCCTCGCAATGGGCGGAGGCGGAGCGCGTCCTCACGAGCAAAACGAGCGCAGCGGTGGGGCCGTGGCGCAACTGGCGATCGCCCTATGCCGTCGCGCCTATGGACGCTCTAGGGCCGCAGCATCCGGCGCGTCGCGTCGTGTGTATGTGGTCTTCGCAGGTGTCGAAGACGGAAGTGTTGCTCAACGTCGCCGGGTTCTACATGCACGCCGACCCGTGCCCGATCATGCTGGTACAGCCGACAGACAAACACGCGGAGCGCGTCTCTAAGCATCGAATTCAGCCGATGATCGAAGCGTCTCCGGCGCTCCGCGAGCTCGTCGTCGAGGCCCGCTCGCGCGTCTCCGGTAACACGCTCGCGATCAAAGAGTTTCCGGGCGGGTTGCTCATGATCGTGGGCGCCAATTCTCCAACCGATCTCGCATCGTCGCCGATCCGGGTGCTCCTGATCGACGAGGCCGATCGGATGGTCGAGGAGCTCCAGGGCGAGGGCGATCCGCTTCGCATTGTCGAGCGGCGCACGGCGACCTTTGCGAATCGCAAGATCGCAATCGTGTCCTCGCCTACCGTCCACCTCGAGAGTCGAGTACAGGCGGAGTTCGCGCGGACGGATCAGAACTACTACCACGTACCGTGCCCACATTGCGGCGTCTACCAGCGCCTTCGATGGTCGGGCGTGCGATGGCCGTCCGGCCGTCCGGAGCTCGCGTGCTACGTGTGCGAGGCGTGCGAGACGGAGATCCCGCACTCCGCAAAGCGCGCCATGGTCGCCGCGGGCGTATGGCGGCCGGAGGATCCGGAGGTCGCGGAGGCGCTTCGGCGCGAGTTCGATCCGCCGCTCGTCCGCGATCCGGACGCGGTCGGCTACCACCTATCGACTCTCTACTCGCTCTTTTTCTCATGGGGCGAAATGGCGGCGGAGTTCGTCCGCGCGTCGCGCGATCCGGTGCTCCTCCGCGTGTTCGTCAACACGCTGCTCGGCGAGGTGTGGCGGACGGAGGAGGGCGAGGGCCTCGGCGATCCGGATGCGCTCATGCAACGTCGCGAGGACTACGGGCCAGGGCGCCGCGTCGAGGTGCCGGCGGGCGTCGCCGTGCTCACCGCGGGGATCGACGTGCAGGCGGATCGGGCCGTCGTCGAAATTGTCGGATGGGGGCCGGGCGAGGAGTCGTGGTCGATCGAGTACCTCGACGTCTACGGCGATCCGTCCGTTGATCCGTCCGTCGGCGGCGCCCTCTGGGAAGGGATCGACGCGATCCTCGAGCGCGAGTACACGCACGCGGACGGGCGGCCGATCGGGATCTCGGCGACGTGCATGGACACAGGGCACCATGCGATCAACGTGTACGGCTTCGTAAAGCCTCGTCAGCGTCGGCGCCTTTGGGGCGTCAAGGGCAAGCAGGGCGACGGCTCGCGATTCTGGCCGCGCAATCCGACGCGGCACAATAAGGGGCGGATCGACCTCTACGTCCTCGACACGACGGCCGGCAAGGACGCGGTTTATTCGCGCCTCCGCGTCGAGGCGCCGGGGCCGGGTTACTGCCATTTCCCGCGGAGCGCGACGCCGTCCTATTTCGCGGAGCTCACGGCGGAGCGGCGAACCGTCCGTTACACGAAAGGGCATCGGGTCAGCGTGTACACTTGCCCGCACGGCCGGCGAAATGAGGCGCTCGACGTGCGCGTCTACGCCTACGCGGCACTTCAGGGCCTCCGCTCGGCTAAGGTCGACCTCCGCGTCGAGCTTGACAAGCGGCGCGGTGGTGGCGACGCTAAACCGGCCGTACGTGCGTCCTCGCCCTCTCCGGAGGTGCAGCACGCAAGCGCGGCGGAGACGTCGCTCGGCACCATGGCGGGCGGCCGGCGGCGTCTCTTTCTCAATCGCCGCGAGGGATGGATCGGCCGATGACCACAGCAGAGGAGCTCGCGGCGCTGATCTCCGCGCGAAATCGCGGCGTTATGGAAGTGGGCCACGGCTCTAAAAAGGTGAAGTTCCAAAGCCTTGCCGACATGAACCGGACGATCGCACGGCTCGAGCGCGAGCTTGCCGCAACGCGGCCGGCGGTGTCCGGCCTCGCCGCTCCTCGGAGGGGCTACTAATGCCCTGGTGGAATCCGCGGACGTGGGGCCGAAAGGCGCTCCCGGCCGGGCGCCGTGAGTACGAGGCGGCCTCGCAGTCGCGCCGAATGTCCGACTGGCAAGCGGGCGGCAAGTCGGCTAACGCGGAGGTGGCACTCGGCGGCCGCTACTTGCGCGAGCGGTCGCGCGATCTCGTCCGGAACAACGCCTACGCAGTCGCCGCACTTCGCGCCCTCGTCACGAACATCGTGGGCGAGGGGATCGTCCCGCGCTCCGTGGGGCCGTCGCAGGCGGTCAATCGAGCGGTCGATGCCCTTTGGAAACGATGGGCGCCGAAAGCCTCCGCGGTGCTCCCGATCGGCGTCTACGGCTTGCAGTCGCTCGCGGTGCGATCCTGGCTCGAGTCGGGGGAGGTGCTCCTCCGTCGTCGCCGTCGCCGGCCGGAGGACGGGATCCCGGTGCCGCTTCAGGTACAGGTGATTGAGGCCGATCAGCTTTACGCGGCCAAGTCGGAGGAGCTCGGCGCCTCCGGCGCGCGGATCGTCCAGGGCGTCGAGTTCGATGCAATCGAGCGGATCGTCGCCTACCACGTCCTCCGGAACCATCCGGGGGAGGCGTCGCTCGGGCTCCGCGCACTCTCGCAGGACACCTCGCGCGTCGGCGCCGAAGACATCGCGCACCTATTCGAGCCGACGCGGCCGGGACAGGTTCGGGGTGTGCCCTGGCTCACGCCCGGGATGCGGCGCTTTCGCGATCTCGACTCGTACGAGGACGCGGAAATCATGCGCAAACGGGTCGAGGCGTGCGTGACGGCGATCGTCTACGGCGACGAGCTCGAGGAGGAGGGGATCGCGGCGAAAGTCACGGACGCGAACGGTAACATCGTCGAGACGATGGAACCGGGCCTCATCGCCTACGCCCGCGGCGGCAAGCAAATCGAGTTCAACTCGCCCTCGAGCGTCGGCGGATATGCGGAGTTCAAGCGGGCGGAGATCCAAAGCATCGCGGCGGCGACGGGCCTAACGTATGAGCTCCTCTCCGGCGACCTCTCGCGCGTCAACTACTCGTCGATCCGTGCCGGGCTGATCGAGTTTCGCCGGATGGTTCGACAGGTGCGGGCGAACGTCGTGATCCCTATGGCGTGCGATCCACTTTGGCGGTGGTTCATCGAGGCCGGGCTCGCGTCCGGTCAATTGCCGATGCCTCCCGCGGGCGTCTCGATCGAGGACGCCTATCCGGTGCGCTGGTCCGCGGCGCGCTTCGAGGAGGTTGACCGCGTGAAGGAGGCCGGCGCCGACGAGGCGGAGCTTCGCAACGGGACGGCGACGCTTCCGCAGGTGCTCGCGCGACGCGGCGAGGACTGGCTCGACGTGCTCGACGAGGCGGAGCGGGTCAAGCTCGAGATAGAGGCGCGCGGCCTCTCGTTTCCCTGGCTCTCCGGCGCGGCGAGCTCGACGCCTCCGGCCGATGCACCGGCCGCGACGCCTCCGGCGGACGACGTCGAGGACACTCCCGCGGACGACGCGGACGACGAGGACGACGCGACGGACGGAGAGGCGCCTCCGGACGACGGCGACAACGCGGACAATTGAGAAAGTCGGCGATGCCGTCCGCGTCGACGTCTCCGCGATCTGGCGTGACGCAAAACACGCGATCGGCTCGAGGCGCTCCTCGACGTCGACGTTGACAGGGCGGCCGGCGCCCGTAGGAAATAGCACGATGCCCGATCTTCTCAAGTCTCGTCCGTCTCCCGGTCCCGCGTTGATTCGCGCGGAGATCGTGACGGACTCGATCTCTCCGGAGGCGCGCACCGTCCCGATCGTCTTCACGACGGGCGCGACCGTCCGCCGGTGGCGTTGGGCCGATGACGGATGGTCAATCGAGGAGTACGACGAGCGGCTATCGCTCGCGCCGGGCGCGATGCGGACGCAATTCCTCGACTCCGGCCGGGCTCCGTTCCTCGACGCGCACGACTCGCGATCGAACGATTCCGTGATCGGGATCATCGAAGCGGGATCGGTCAAGCTCGACGAGCGCGCGGGACGCGGCGAGGCCGTCGTCCGCTTCGACGATACGGCGCTCGCGGAGCGGCGCTTTCGTAGCGTCCGCTCCGGCATCCTCCGCAACGTCAGTGTGGGCTACAACGTCCACACGTTCACGGAGACGCGCAAGGCGGACCCTAAGAAAGGCGTGGTGCGCGAGCTCCTCGCCACGGACTGGGAACCGCTCGAGGTGTCGCAGGTTCCGATCGGCGCCGATCGCGACGCGGAGACTCTACTCGCGGCGCGGGCCTACGTGTCGCAGCTTCAGGCAACGGTAACGACTCACGAGAGAGGCGAGAACATGCAAGATCCCAAGGGCACGGACGGCGCGGCC